AAGGAGCTGTATTTTCAGAGTATGCAGAACAAAGACCTAGTGCTTGGGAGGTAATACAACCAATGCTTATGGCAACTGATGGCTGGGCTTTGTTTAATTTTACACCAAAAGGGCATAATCACGCTTACGAATTATGGGAAATGGCTAAAAATAATAATAATTGGTTTAGTCAATTATTAACAGTAGAAGACACAAAAGAACAAGTATTCACTAATCAGCAAATAGAACAGATCAAACAAGAATTTGTCCAAAGAGGAAAGACACTAGATTTATTTAATCAAGAATATTATTGCAGTTTTAATAGTGCCATAGAGGGAGCATATTATTCATCACAAATGAACAAAGCAAAAGAAGATGGTAGAATTACAAACTTACCTTATGAACCAAATTTATTGGTTGATACTTGGTGGGATTTAGGAGTTAATGATACCACTGCTATCTGGTTTACACAACAGCACGGAAACGAAATAAGAATAATAGACTATTTAGAAGATAGCGGAAGAGGTTTAGATAGTTATATTAAGGAGCTAAAAGAGAAACCTTATATTTACGGAAATCACAATGCCCCACACGATATAAGAGTTAGAGAGTTTACAAGTGGTCGCTCTAGGTATGATATAGCTTGGGATTTAGGTATTAGATTTGATATGGTGCCAAATATTCCTGTTACAGATGGAATTAACGCCGTAAGGTCAATATTTCATAAATGCATATTTGACGAGACTAATTGTAAAAAAGGATTACTAGCATTAACAAACTATAAGAAGCAATTTGACGAAATAAGAAACTGCTTTAAAGACAAACCTCTTCACGATTGGTCAAGTAATGGGGCTGATGCTTTTAGATATTTAGCAGTAGGAATAGATGAAAAGAATTTCTTACAAAATAAAAGTCAATCAGATTATGCTATTACTTGACAATAAAACAAGTTTTTCTATAATGGTAGTTATTTAACTTAATATTTTAATTATGGCAAGTGGAGCAGCAATAGCGGCGGTAGCAAGTGGATTATTAGCTGGAGGAGCGGCGGCAAAAAATGTTCAAAAAAGAAAAGAAAAGCAAGTAAAAGAAAGAGCAAACGCATCAGCAACTAGATTAAAACAAGAAGAAGAAGCAGCACAAAAACTCCAAGAACAACAAGAAGCAACAGAAACAGCTCAAGAATCAGTAAGAAAGCAAAAAGCAAAAGCAAGGCGCAGAACTATCTTTGCAGGACAACCTTTAGGACAAAACATATTCAGAAAAACTTTAGGAGGATAATGACTAATGCAAAAGAATTAATTAGAAAAGCGAATTCACTATCTGCCGAAAGATCAAACTTTGAAGAAGAATGGCAAGATGTGGCTGATATATTCAGACCAATAAAAGCTAACATAACTATTGACAGGTCAAAAGGCGATAAAGAAAATATAACAAGACTTTTTGAATCCGCACCAATTAACTTTGTTCATCAATTAAAATCAATTATTATTGGGGTATTCTTTAACAGATCGATCAAACCTATATCAATAACAGCCAAATCAGAAGATATAAATGAAGATCAAGAAGTGAAAGATTGGATAAGTGAATTTACTGATATGATTCTAAAAACTATATTCGACCCCAAAACAGGCTTTGAGAGAGCTTTAAGTGAAGCGGTGGCAGATGATATAGTATTTGGAACAATAGCAACATTAATTGAAGAGGGTAAGGAATCACCTGTTAAATATCATACTTTAAATATTAAGAATTTCTTAATTGCTGAAAATGATGAGGGTGATGTTGATTATGTAGTTATTAAAGATAAAATGACTGCAAAGCAGATGATCCAGAAATGGGGAGAGGATAATGTACACGAAAAGGTAAAAAAGTCTTTTGATAAAGACCCTTTTACAGAATTTCCAGTACAATTACACATCTTACCAAGAGAAGAAAGAGATAAAAACAAAATAGATAAGTTAAATAAAGAAATAGCAGGTTTTTGGGTAGATGAAAAGCACCAAGTAATGATTGAAGAGTTAGGATGGGATTCTATGCCAGTAGCTATTGGAAGAAGCGAGAAAGCAACAGGGGAGATTTACGGAACTTCAAGGGCGATGATAGCATTGGCAGATGGTAGGCAGATAAACCAGATGTCAAGACAGTTAAACGAAGCAACAGAAAAAACATTAAACCCTCCTTTAAATGTAAATGCTACATATTCTAAAAGGATTAACTTAAAACCTGGTGCATTAAATAGCCCAGATGCGAAAACACTGCCAGTAGGAAGAACACCTATTGAACAAATCTTAACCATTGGCAATATCCCGCTAACTCAAGACTTGATTCAAAGAAAGGAACAAAACATAAGAGAAATATTTTTCTTAGATAAGTTAAAAATCTTTGACGATCCAAGAGCAACAGCAACACAAATCTTAGAACTAAGAGCAGAAACATTTAGAATAATGGGTGACTTTATTTTTGGTATCGTAGATTACACAGAGCAGATATTAACTAGAACTTTTGATATTCTATTTAATAAAATCTATATGCGAAATGCAGATGGTCAATTTATAATCAAGGATAATACTTTATTTGATAAAGAAATACCGTCAGTGTTATTAGAAAATCCAGAACTAAAAATTAATTATCAAAATCCAATTACTCAATCGCAAAAATTAAACGAATCAGCATCTATTGAAAAACTACTAGCAGGAGTTATGAATCTTGCACAAGTAAACCCAGAAATATTAGATAATATTGATTTTGACAAAGTAGTTAGTAAGTCAGCAGATATTTTAGGAATTGATCCAGATATAATTAAAAATCCTGTTTTAGTAAAAAGGGAAAGAGAGCAAAGGCAGGCACAATCCCAAGAGCAACAACAATTAGAACAAGAGGCTCAAGCGGTGGATACTGCTAGCAAAGCAAAACAATCACAATTAATATGACAGAAGAACAGTTAAATAAAATATTCCAACAAGTATTTGAAACAGAAAACGGAAAGATTATTTTAGAAAACTTACAAAGAGTAATATTAGAAACAACCCCCTTTTCTCAAAGGGCAGAAGATACCACTACCGATTCCTTACTTCGTGATGGAGCAAGGGAATTATATAATTATATCCTTTCTAGAATTAGAGAGGAAGTAACAAGCAATTAATTTACTATGACCGACCAAATAGAAAACACAGAAAATGTAGAGACTGCACCAGTTGAAACAAACAATGAAACAGTTAATGAAGCAAGTTTTATTGACCAGATAACAGATGAAGAAATAAAAAACTCAAAATCATTATCTAATTTTAAAGATATAAATGGACTAGCAAAAAGCTATATAAACCTAGAAAAGAAATTAGGATCACCCAAAGAGCCAGAGACTTTTTCACCAGAAGATTATTCTTATGAATTACCAGAGAATTATAATGCTAATGATGATTTATTAAATCCTATAAAAGAAAAAGCGATTGAATTAGGAGTAAAGCCAGAAGCATTTAAACAGCTAGTAGAAACCTTTACAAATAAAGAAAGCGAGTTGTTAAATAATATTCAAGCAGAATCAGATGCTAAAATTACTGAAATGCAAGAGGGTTTAAAAAAGGAGTGGGGATCAGCTTATGACCATAATCTAAAAGAAGCAGAAACCACATTTAAACGCTTTGCAACAGAAGAAGATCAAGAGGCTTTTGTTAATCTTCCACCAGAAGGACAGCTTGCAGTTGCTAAAATTATGCATAATGTAAGTCAACAAATCGGAGAAAGTACTCAAGGAAAGGTTGGTAATTCACAAGGGGGCTTGACAAAAGAAGATGCACTTGCTAAAATTAGTGAAATTAGGAATGATAGAACTATTGATCCTAATGTAAGAGATAGAGAACTTGCTAAGTTATACCCGATAGCTTACGCCAATGAGACTGGCGAATCTTTAGGGATAGTAACTGGGTTTAGTACAAATTCTATCTTGTAAAATAATTGTCCAACACAAGTAAAAGGTAGCTTTGTTTAAGTCTTTGAAGATTGATGGGTAGCAATTGACGGCGAGAAATCGCATTTTTGTTATTTAATTAATTTTTAAAACTTAAACAATGTCTAGTACACAAAATCAAATACATGTAAAACAGTTTAAGGACGATATTATCCAAGCTGTACAACAAAACAATGTCCGCTTAGACGGAACAGTAAGAAGAAAAGAATCTGTGAAAGCAGAAGAGTTCTTTTTTCATAAACTAGGTTCTTTAAACTTACAAGAAAAGATTGGTAGAAATCCAGAAACTCCTTATTTAGATCCTATTCATTCAAGAAGAAAGATGACTCCAAAACCTTTTCACGGCTCTTTATTTATTGATGATTTCGATACCGCTAGATCTACCATTTCTGGTTTAGAAAGTGATTATATGAAAGCATTGATAAATGCTGCTAAAAGAAAGAAAGATGATGTAATTATCGCTGCCGCAACTGGTAAAGCATTTGAAGGTAAAGATGGTAATATTGCAGTTGATTTCCCTAGCTCTCAAGTCGTTTCAACTCCTGCTTCTGGCTTAACTGCTGATAGAATCCTTAATGGTCGTGAGATCATTAGATCGGCTGATGTTGATCCAGATGAAAAACTATATTGTATTTTAACAGCTAAACAACATAGAGAGTTAGAAGATGATAATAAAATTATCAATAGGGACTTCACAGCGGGCGCAGTATTAGATAAAGGTATTATCGGTGTATGGAACAATATTAACTTCATCTTATCAGAAAGATTACTTCTTGACGATAACGGAGATAGAGATGTTTTGCTTTATACTGAAAATGCTTTAGGTTTCGCAATGGCAAATGATATTACAATGAAAGTTGGTGAAAATGTAGAGAGATCATTCACTAAAACAATGTATATCAAATTAGACATTGGAGCAACGAGAGTAGAGGACGAAAAAATCGTTCGTATTCCTTGCACAGAATCTTAATATTAAACTTTAAATAAATAAAATTATGGTAAACACAAAAGGCTCAATAAACCTTACAGGCTTAGATCAAGATACTTTGACTATGCCTAATGCTAAAACTTCAAAAGGTGTCATTAGAACTTCTATTGATACTTTAGAAATTAACGCAACTGATCCTGACGCATCAACTTATCGAATCGCCAGAATCCCGTCTAATGCTGTATTAACAGATATTACCATTAAAAACGATGCTATCACAGG